CCCAACTGGTAAAGCCTTTTGTATTTAAATATTTTTTTGGTTCAGTGAAAATACAACCAATTTTATATTCACAATCAACAACTTTTCCGTTTAATGTTGTTACAATTTCATCGCCTTCTGAATAAAAATAGCCAGAATTTAGAATTTTAACATCATTAACTTTTCCAACACGTTCTCCTTCCATTTCAATGATAGCACCCGAACCTGTTAAACTTTCAATTCTGGCTGGTAGATTATTTTTATATAATGTGCCTTTATTGTAAATATCAATTTTTTTAATTGTACCATTATCATCGACTTGGCGAACAACTCCAATAAAACCATATCCATTGTTATTACGGAATTTAACTTTTACGTTGTCAATACCCTCAAAGTAATCTTGACCACCATTAATAATATTATAGGAATCATAGCCACCTTTTAAAATACTTTTAACCTTAACAATTGCATCTTGACCATTGCCATTCGTTGAAATTATAACATCATCATCAATATTATTTCCATGGTTTGCACCAACTAATCTTAGAGCAATTAAACCACCAATTGCATATTCTTCTATATGTCTTTCATTAAAATATACATCAACTTTTTCATCTACAATAAAATCTTTTGTATATGAAGATAATTCAAATTCTAAATAGTCTTTATTATTTATTCTTATGAGCTTATATGTATCAACAATTGCAATGGTATTTGATTTTCTTCCAATGACTTGAACCTGAATATCACCTTGCAACTCATATTCGTTTATAAATCTAAATTCATTTGCAGTTGTTCTAAGAAAAATATTTCCCCCAAAATCAGCATCAGAGGTTCTAAACATGAATTTCCTAGGATGGATTATATTAACATCGGCGTTAAATAACATTGTAAACAACCATTTAAATGATTGTTCACTTCCTCTTGCTAAATAGAATTCACGCACTGTTTCCAATACAATAGCGTCATCATTTACGGCTTTATTTTCAGGTAAATCTTTTGCAAATTCGTTCAGATATTCAAGCAAAAAATCTTGGTCTGCTAAGTCAAAATCTTGATTGTTTTTAAACCGCTGAATAAAATCTAATGGATTACCATCTTTTTCAAGCCATTTATAATACTGAACCATAAATTCGGCATAAACAGGATAATACTCTTCAACAAAAGATTGAAACTTTTCGGGTATTATTGCGGATAATGATGAATCATAAACTTTTGACATGATTATTTATTGTCCAGTACAGTTACTTTAATTTCATTTATTTGAATTATTGTGTTTTTTTCTGGATAAAAATCTCCTTCAATTGGAACGGCTTTTGATACTAAATAATTATCTGTCAAGTTTACAAGCTTATCAATGACTATAGTTGCCCGAACCATTCCTTTTTTATAATCAATAGTTCCAAAGTATTCATCATAAGCTTTTTCTTCCCCTGTTATAGAATCTGTATATAAACATTGAATATTACCATTACCATCATCAACTAATCTTGATTTACGATTCCTAAACATGAAGTAATTTGTATAATAAGTTTTAGGTTGTAGGGGTGTCCTAAAACGAGTATAAAAAGTTGTATTTGTTGAGTAAGTCGGTAAATATTCGATTTCAAGTACAAATTTGGATGTTGTTGTTTTAATTGCCTTGGAATTTATATCAATAATTTTGCCATGTAGTATTGATGAAGAAAAATAACCATCAAATGTACTTACATCCTTATTATAATCGTTTATAACCTCTTTTATTCTATTTGACATTTCACCATACGTTAAAACAGAATTAAATTTATTATAACGGGTCGTATTTTCTATATTTAATTTAATATAATTGGGGTCTAACAATACTGGCTTAATTGTCAACATCATTTGATGTGTTAGCAATTCCTTTTTTATTTTAGCTTTAGCTCGACTTGAAAGAACGTCTCCATATTTAGGCTTAATTGAGATAAAAACCGTTCCATATCGTTTTGTTTCGCCTTCTTCACCACCCCAAACAGAAATAGATGAAATATTACCATAACCTGTGATTAATGTACTTAAAAAATCGTATTTATTTGACAATCTATTTTGTTGTTTAAAATGGTTTGGAATATTAAAACGCAATTCCTCAATAGTTTCAGCTTCACGTCCACCATCAGAAACCGTTACGGTTTCTATTACAGGTTCAACATTTGAATCAGTTATTCCATAAGCATGACCAGAAAAAAAGAAATATTTTGCACCATTCCCCTCTTCACCTGTTGTTTCAACATACGATATTTCTACAATATTCCCATCATGAAGCGATTTTCCATACACACCATTACCAAACTTGATTTCATATAAATCATCTTCATTAGTTGTTAGGAAAAATACCGCACTATCACCATTTATTAAATTAAAATCCTTTGCAATAGTAAATTGTTCACTTGTTGAAGTTCCTAAATATGTTTCATCGGGATATACTCTAACTCTTAATGTGCGAGTATCAATATTTTCATTCTGAATAATAAACCGCTGGTTAATTATATTTTCATCACGCTTATATTTTTCTTGAATATAAACACCTTCATATATTTGAAGTGTTGAACTTTTATAATCAAATTGTGTATCAACTACAGACCGGTTATACACAAATACGTCATCAACCAAAACAAAATTACGATTATCTCCTGTTAAATCGTCTGGGACTGTTGAGGCATTAGCAAAATTGCCTCGTTTTAATAAAATTGTTTTATTTTCCGGATGTTCTGTCATATTGTCAAAACGGATTTTAACTTCTGCAATAGCAGTTTGTTTTGACCTTGGTAAATAGTTTAATAATTTACCTTTTGATGCTAATGCACGTCTTTGATATGCTGAATCAATAAAAGCTTCATTAAGCAAAAAATGTGCATACGTCCCAATATATTTTGTATTAGCGGACAACAAATCTAAAATGACTTGCATCCCTGAACCATTAAAATTATAATCCTTAAATTTGTCCTGACTCTTTAAGAATTGTATAAAATTTTTCTTAATTCCATCGAATTCTAAATCAGTTAATTTTATTCTTTTCACGTTTTATTATCTCACTTTTTGTAGATTAACTTTAGTGGTAAATTCCCTGTTCAAATTAATAATCTCAAATGTAATTTCAACATCAAGTTCATCTGGTATATTTATATTTTCTGTTACACTCACATTAAGAACTTTTATTCTTGGTTCACCAGTTTCTATGATAAACTCAATGCGACTTCGTATAGCATCCAAGATTACTATATTTATATTATCAAATAATAAATCTCGCATTCCGGTTACGGATTCCGGATTCCAAGGCTTATCTCCCATATTTGTAAGAATAAGATGTCTTAGTGACCTTTTAATCGCTATTTCATCTTTTAATACCGGTATATCACCCGTTAATGGATGTCTAACGAAAGATAAATCAACGTCTGTATAAATATTATCCATTATCCCCCCACCAATACACTATAACCCCCTGTTTCGATAACACCGCCACAAGAAATTGCATCCCCAATTCGTGCTACGGGATGTCCATTTACACTAACAGTTGATGAACCAACGCTAACTGAACCCGAATGAGTAAAAAGGCAACTATGAGGTTTCATTACAGAACCAACATGTGCCATTGGTAACCCATTTGCAGTAACATTTGGGGATGCTGTTATGATTGGTCTAGGTGGATAACACCCATGACCTGTATCAATATCAGTTAATCTACTAACATAAGGCATTATTATTCTTTATCCTATGATAACCTTTACAAGTTTTAACAGTTCTTTTTATTTTTAAATATTCTACCATTGAGTTATTTTCAATACCAACTAGAACACAACGGGTTTTAACAATCTTTTTTGGAACATAACAACACAACTCCCTAATTTCCTTTTCAGTAGGAACTTTTGTCTCGACCTTTTTCTCACAAGCCAAAGGTGGGCATAAATTTTGTTTACTATTATCCATGTAGTATGTATAAAATCTAATTTATGACTTTAGAATGCTTAACATATAATTCATCAAGAGTCTGATTAATTTCTTTAAGCATTGTTATTGCTTTACGCATTAGTTTTGTATAGTTATTCATAAACAATATATTCCTCTTTTTTATATGTATACTTAACACTATTTTTCAATGTTTCAATAAATGCTTGGGCATCATAATCCCAATTGTTATTTACACAAATTTTAAATTTCTTGGTGACTGTTTGTGCTGGATAATCAACCAGTTTAGCTCTTACAGTAAATTCATAAACATAGGGTACAGTGGTAACTTTTCCGGCATTTTCACTTGACCAAGTATATGAAGGTGATATATATTTTGGTGTCACACAATCTTGTTCAACGGGAACACCGTATATAATCCCATCATTTCTCATTGAAATACCTTCAGGTAATTCACCTTTATTTGGGACTAATTCATACTGAAGTTCAGATGTACAAATTCCAGCAGGTTTTTCATAAAACCCTGTTTGTCTAAAATTAATTGAATTAATAAATTCTGGTGATATTATCGCACCATTATAAATTGTAAAATTAATTCTTAATGTAAATGCTAAAGGAAATTGTGAGCTAATGCAAATCCTGTATTATTATGTATTCAGAACTGTCCATGTTGTGAATGCTTGCAGAACCTGAGTCTCCCCAGCTGGCCGCTGCGGATATCAAGGAGGAGAGTATTACTGTTACGCTGACTGGTGGGCAGACGCAGGGTGCAATCTTTGACAGCATCAGTGCCAAATTGGTGGAAGATGGAACACTGTGAGTATAGCTTTGACACTGATTGTGTCTGTATTTGGTTGGGGTGCTGTGAGTATTCTGCTTGTGCCTGTGTTTGGTTGGGATGCTGTGAGTATACTGCTTGTGCCTGTGTTTGGTTGGGATGCTATGAATATACTGCTTGTGTCTGTG